CTGTAACGGTATCAATGACAGCTTCAACTCTTGCTGGTCATATATCTCATTCAGGTACGGCAACTAACAACTACGGCCCGTTTCTGCCACTAGCATCAGGAGATTCCGGTGTGCAAAACGTAGCGTCTGTAACTTTCTCCGCAGCTAATACTGGCACTGGCGCTCTTTGCTTAGGCCGTCCGCTTCTTACTTTGCCACTAACTACGGCAGGCGTTGCGGCAGAGCGTGACTTAGTAAATCAGCTTCCTTCGATGCCAAGAATTATGGACGGAGCTTGTCTGGTTTGGCTGTACTTTGCTGGAGCTAATACAGCAGCATCGACTAACTTTTACGGTTCAGTAGATTTTGCATGGGGCTAACATTTAACTCCTCATTATTGTCGTTTAATCCAATACGCTACATCGGTGGCACTCCTGGAAATTTGCGGCAAATGTGGGGCAGAACAGAGCTTAGGAATCAATCCTGCGGTGAAGGCATTTCAGATAAAACCGCTGGAATACCTTATGGTCATCTTGCGCCTTCGTCTTGGTGCCTGCCATTTAAGGCAGGTGCCATGTCGTCGTTTACCAACTGCGTGTTCCGTTTTACGCCAGGCGACTTAAATCTTGCTGATGGTCGTAATCTTTCTGCTGCTACAACCGTAACAGTAACAGTAAATGATGCGCTGCTAGAGCTTATAGTTTCTGCGGTTGGTAGTACTTCAATTACATTTACACTAGATGGTACTGCCCTTATTGCGGCTAACGCTATTGGTAACACTAATTTTAGCTTTACCGTTAATAACGCAACGCTAGGCGCTATTATTGATGCTGTTGCTAATACCTTTATTCAGTTTAGTGCAGCCGCAACTCCTAGAGCTACTGGAAACCTAGAAGGTCATATTACACCGTTTACTGAGCTTTCTCCGCAAAGCCTTGCGGCTGCAGTGTGGCAAGCATTGTCTGCCGAATACAACGATGCTGGTACAATGGGCAATAAGCTAAACTCTGCCGCATCAGCCGGAGATCCTTGGAGTACGGCACTGCCAGGAAGCTATAGCGCAGGAGAGGCTGGCTACATACTGGGCAATCAGGTTCTTACGGAAGCGGATATTGTACGAATAGCCGATATTGTTCTTCGTCGGGCTACGTCTAATGTAGAGGCTTCTAGCGATGGAGATGCGTTAGGTGTTAAGTCGCTTTATGGTATGATTGCTCAAGGAGTGCATAATACTCAGGTATCTGGAGCTACATTAACAGTAACAAAGAGCGACGATACAACTGTATTAGGTACTAGAACTGTAACAACGGATCCAACGGCAGAACCAATTATCGGTATAAATAGTGACTAATGGAGGCTTTCAAAATTATTTGCATTTAATGTATGGCTTGCCAAACGGCTTTATTCAAGCCAAGACGCAAGTCGATACATCCGATATTCTTAACAGGGGGTTAAAAAAACGGCGTAAACGTAAGACCGAAGAAGAGTTACTAGAAGAGTATTTAGCTGCTCAAATTTTAGCAGGTAGAAAAGAAGAAGCACTTGCGGCAAAGAGAGCAGCAGAAGAAGCACTAGAACGAAAGAACTTAAAAGCAGAAGAAAAAGCAAAACAAACAAGATTTTTAATGTTGTTTATGCTAATGGATGATTAAATGGCTCAAAAATATAAACTATTCCAGTGGTGTCCTGTTAAACAGAAAGTGGTTCCAATAGAGCAGGTAGAGCGTAGGGCAAAGTCTAACGCTCGTGACTTGTTTATCCAAGACGAGATGGAACCTACCCGCAATCCGCTAAATCCTAAAGAAGTCTATACCAGTAAATCAAAGCTACGGGCGGCCTACAAGGCTGCTGGAGCTATTGAGATTGGCGATTCCTACGATAGAGGGTACATCCCTGACCACGAGTCAGGCGCATCCACTCGTAGTATGGCCAAAGAGTTAAGCAACAAAATAATAGATAGGTATAGAAATGGAAGATAAAGAAACCTTAAATCCTACAGATACAGAGCTTACCGTAGAACGTGAACCAGCTAGTTTATCGATTAGGCAATCGCTAAAACAGCAATTTAAAAGCAGTGGTAAAGAGGAAGATAGTAATACAGAAACTAGCCAAGCAGAGGAACCTGCCGATAGCGGCGCCGTAGTTTCTCAAGAGGCTGCGACCCCAGCGCCTATACCGTTGGCCCCACCGGCTGATATGAACGCTGCCGAAAAGGATGCTTTTCTTAACCCGACTCCTGCCAATGCTCATGTTTTGCAATCCTATTTAAACCGTAGGGCTTATGAGACACGATCTGACTATAGCCGAAAAATGCAGGAGGTTGAACAGCTAAAACGTCAAACCTCTGGGCTATACGAAACAATCAAGCAGTACGAGGACGAATACGCTAGGGACGGTATTTCTATAGCTGATGTTACTAGGCGAGCCGTTGCATGGGATAAAGCTATGCAAGCTAATCCAGTAGAGACGGCTCTTGATTGGCTAAACTCGTACGGTATCAATCCTCAAGATTTAACTAATTACCAGCCGCAAGAGTTTCAGCAGCCGCAGTACCTAACTAGGGAAGACGCAGAACGCATAGCTGAGGAACGGTTTCAGTCAATTCAATCGGAGAACGAAAAAAAGGCACTTGAGTACTACAACCAACAGGTAGTAAACTCATTTATGAATAACAAGCCGTTATTCAGGGATCCAGAAACAGCTTCTCAATTAGAGGCTGAGATGGCTCCAGTTGTTCAGGCTCTAAATGCTACAGGGCGGTACTCCTCCCCTGAGCAGGTACTAGAGACTGCATACAATTATGTGGTTAACGGCAATCCGACTTTCTCCGGTCTCGTTCAAAAAATGACCGCAAAGCCGGTAATACAGCAGCAGCAAGCAGTAGCCCAAAAGGCGAAACAAGCTGCCAAATCAATATCTGGCTCCGCCGGTAGCGGGACTCCCAGGGTACAATCAAAATCACTAGGGGATAACCTGCGGAGGCGATTCATAGGAGAATAGCCATACGGTTATCCCATAAACTTTAAGGGATAACTAAAATGGCTAATTTAGAAGAGGCAATTGTATCAACCCTCTGGGATCAGTCAGAAGAGATAGCGGACTTGGTGCTTCACCACAACCCGCTTACCTCAACTCTGGACGAGAAGGGAAGAATCAAGAAGATTGGCGGCGGCTATGAGCTCCGTAAGCCAGTAATGTATAACGATGCAGCAGTAGGTGGATTCTATCAGGGATACCAGGCGTTTGACCTATCCTCGATTGATGACCTTACAGCTTTCCGTTTCCAGATTAAGCAGTGCTATGAGCCTGTAGCGATGAACGGACGTGAGAAGCGTGCGAATCGCGATGAGGCTGCTTTGCTTGATTTAGCTGAGGCTAAGATGGAAGCTGCTATCGAGCGCTTAAAGAATACAGTTTCTACCTCCCTTCGTGGTGATGGAACTGGAGCTGGTGGACTAGAGTTTGACGGTGTTAAGAAAGCCGTTTCGACTTCTCCGTCTTCTGGTACTTACGGTGGAATTGATCGTACTGCTAACCTTTGGGCTAGAAACTACGCTACTCAGGTAACTCTTTCAGCTGCAAACGTACAGGAGAACATCACCGATGTTATCAGCCGCTTAACTCGTGGCTCTGAGGCACCGGATCTTGGTCTCATGGATCGTACAGCATGGAAGCACCTTCATAGCTCACTAACTGCAATTCAGCGTATTCAGCTTCCTACAAAGAAGGCTGTAGCTGGATTCCGTGTTCTTAGCTATGACGGATGCGATTTCGTGTTTGATGGTGGATACGGATCGTCAGTTCTTGAGTCGAATTCATGCCGATTGCTCAATACTAAGTATTGGACATTTGACATGGTTCGTGGAGCTGACTTTAAGCCACTAACGCCAACTATGGACCGTCCGATTGACCAGGATGCTTTCTTCACCGTAATTATCGTTGAAGGAAACCTCTGCTGTTCAGCTCCGGCTCTCCAGGGTGTAATTTACGCTTAATTAGGAGGATTGGAATATGTCACAAGTAGGATCATTTGGTGTTAATTATAAGAAGACTTTTACAGTAGATACTCTTCCGTTGCCAGTACCGGTAATGGCTGTAGGATCGCTTGTAGAGGGTGACTTCGTCTTTGTTCAGGCTAGCGGAGCTATTGACCAGTACGGTTTTGTAAAAATCGAGGCTGATGGTCAGGCTGCTATGCTGACAACTACTAACGCAGGTTCACAGGGACTTTTAGTTGGTGTGGCTCAAGTGGCTGCTGCCGATGATGAGTATCTTTGGGTATGGGTTGGTGGGCTAAACGGTGGCGGATCGGGCAAGGGTATTCGTGGAAAGCTAGCGGCTTCATATGTTGCTAAGGCTAACTTGTTTACAACTGCAACCGCTGGTGTAGCTGATGATGCCTCAACAACTAAGATTTCTTACGTTGTAGGACTCACAACCAACACAGGCGCTGCTGCCGTAGAGTTGTTCTCTGTAGGACACTTGAAGGTAAACTAACCTAATGGGGGCTAGGAATAGCCCCCTAATTGTGAGGATTTATGCCAACAGTTTCAAATCTTATTGGTCTTGGTATGCCACCTGAGCACGCAGTGCAGATATGCGACGGGGTTCAACCTGCCGTAGTAGATGCCACCGCTGCCGGTGTTCGTACTAAGCAAGCAGTAAATAACGTAAACGACACAACCCCAACAGAGGCAGAGCTAACAACTTCGTTTGGCGCTCCTGCTACTGTAGGAACGGGATTTGTGGGTATTGTTAAAGATGCTGATGCTAATACTAACTGTTTTGTAGTGGTATCAAACGGAACGTCTTTCTTTTACCTCAAGTTTACTAAGGCAACTTAGTTTTAAAGGGGGAAGCAATTCCCCCGATTTTTTTAGGTGATTTATGCCAGATTTTACCCCAAGTAACCCAGGAGCAATGTTTTCAGCTTACAAGCTAACCGCTGTAACTCCTAGCGATGCAACAGAATTAGTGGGCGTTAGAGCTTTGTGGGTAGGCGGCGCAGGAACGGTCGTTGCTATAGCCTGTAACGATACGGCCTCCGTTTCATTAACAGTACCGGCAGGTACATTACTCCCTATTTTTGCAAGAAAGGTAATGGCCGCTTCTACTGCAACGAATATTGTAGCTTTTTACTAATGTTTATTGGCGTATCTCCATCCTGCGTATCTGCTCAGGCTATAAACGCCGGTGGTGGGGGTACTACGCCTAATCCTAATGTAATAGCCTCTTCTAATAACGGAGACTATCCTGATGGGATTCAGTCCGGTGATATTATACTTACCGCATTATCAAGCACTGGTCTTATTGTCGTTGCTATGGATTTTACATCCTCAACGGCAGGATCTTCTGGAGGCGTAAACTATAATTTAGCTTATAAAGTAGCTGCTGGAACTGAATCTGGTCTTATTGGCTCCTTAGCTCAGTCTATAGGATGTTTGGTTCTTAGAAATGTTGATATAGCTAATTTAGTAATTAGCGTAACCTCTGGTTCAACCTGGAGTAGTTTAACAGGGCTTGCCGCAAGCAGTACCATTGTTGCTATGGGATACAGCAACAACGGATCTGGCAGTTTTGGAGGGGTTACTATTCCGGCTGGCTGGACTACCTATCAGTCATCAGGATTAGAAATCGTAGCGGTAAGGGACAATGTTGCTTCAGGAAGCTCGTTTACCTTTACTGGATTAAGTAATGATGGAAGTTTAACCTTGTGCTACTCTATAGGAATTGCTTAGGCAATAACGCCTATTTAAGGAGATAATTATGGCACAAGTAGACTGGGGGAGCATAATGTCAGGACAGCAGCAGCAGAAAAAGCGCTATGCTGGAATGAACGTGCAGTTTTTCTATGCTTATAACGAGAATGAAGAGAAGTCGCTAAAAGAGGGTCGTCCTATATTTGACGAGATTCCTTCTATTAGCATCCAGGTTCCAGGTGGAGATACAACAGTTAGACGTATTGAGCCGCAGGATATTCACGAATACCCAGAAAAGTACCAGGCTTTTAAAGCTGGTTCTGAGCCTGTAACTGAAGGGACACCGCTTGCTGAGTGGCCTATGATACCAGGGACTGCCATGCGTGAGTTTCAGTATCTTGGCTTTAAAACAGTAGAGCAGGTGGCTAACGCTACAGAGGATGCTAAGCGCAAGCTAGGGACGTTATCCAAGTTTGTTAAGCTAGCTAAAGAGTGGTTGGCCGCTGCTAATTCTGACCAGAATGATGTAGCTAAACTTAAAGTTCAGCTAGAACAGTATCAGACAAAGTACGCAAAGTTAGAAGAGAAGTTAGAGCTTCTTATGCAGCGTATTGAGGCTAGCGAGGGAACAGACTTGCGTGATGAGCGTACATCTGACCCGTTAGATGATGAGCCAACAGCAACGCCAAGGCTAAGGGGTAGACCAAGGAGAGTATGAGCATAGCTACGGTTATACAGAATGTCGCTAACGAAGCTGGCTATACCGTAGAGTCTAATATTTTTACCTCTACAGAAACGACAACTAAGCAGCTTTTAGCGATAGCTCAACGTATTAATCGTGACATCTTTGAGGCGTATCCTTGGCCTAAGTGCTACGCCGCTGGCTCAATAACGCTGGTAGATGGGCAGTCAACCTACCCTCTACCGGCGGCTTTTTCTAATTACCAGTACGAGACGTTCTGGAATCAAAGCACTAGGTGGCGTGTCCTTGGTCCTATCTCTGAGCAGGATTATGCGCAGCTTCAGGGCTATGGACTAATGCCTACAATTTACCAACGCTTTCAGATTAGAGGGTTAGGTAATAACGAATTGTTTATTAGTCCTACCCCTGGAGCAAACACAGCAGGGCAGGTACTTATATTTGAGTACATAGCTGATAGGTCAGTAGTACCTAGAACATGGGCAGCTTCCACCGCATTTGCTGCCAACTCTTACTGCATATTTAATGGCAACTACTATACAACTACGGCTGGAGGCACTACAGGAGCCACAGCACCAACGCATACGAGCGGAAGTGTGTCTGATGGTGGCGTAACATGGACCTACTACAACGGCCCGTACAGCGAGTTTAGAGCCGATACAGACACAAGCATATTTCAAGAGAAGTTACTTGAGCAGGGCATACTAGAGCGCTTTGCTCAGATACATGGACTTGAAGGTGTTAGGCCACAGTTTGATATGCAACTGCATGAAGAGTATGGCCGCACTAAAGCTGGTAAGGTTGTTTATGCTGGTGGGTTTAGCAGACCTACTCAGTTTGCAAGAAGTGGAATAGCTGCATTTGGGAGCTGGATATAATGAATGAGCAAGCGATAAATCCCAACGCTCCGGCGTTTGCTAGAAGTAGTCCTAGAGCATATTACGCTTGGCTTACTAGCCAGGGACTACGCCATAGAGACGCTTACGATCAAACCACAAGTGTTTTTGGTCAGCCTAAAACGCCACAGCAACTTGCCGATGAAGAAGCCAAAGCAAAACAAAGAGGTGGTTTTGCTCAAGTAGGCGGGGCGGTAGCTGGTGCGGTACTAACTAACGAAGCATTAAGAGGCTTTCCAAACATAAGAGATGCGTTTAAACCTGGAACGGAATCGACAACTTTTACAGCAGAGCCAACAGGCGCAGCGGCTACAGCCACACCAGCATCTCAAGCTCAATTTAATGCTGGAGCAGATGCGGCAAGTTCAATGCCTAAAGTTATTAGCACCGAAGGGGGAATGTCTACGGTTGAAACCCCAGTAGGAGCACAGCAAGTTCCTACTGAGTCATTAAATGATCCTGGTTTTTGGAGTTCTATTGATTACGGTGAAGCAGCTCAAGGTGGATTAGCTCTTGCTCAAATGTATGGAGCTTACAAGCAGTTTAAGGGTGGTGATAAAGTCGGTGGCTCTATTGGCATGGCTTCTGGCGCTACTAACTTGGCAGCATCAGGCATAATAGGCCAAGCCGCAAAAACAGGGGCCGCTGAAGCTATGGGAGGCTATTTGGTCCCTGGCTTAAACGTAGCCGCTGGAGCTTATGGAGCTTATAAGACCGCAGAGATGACGGGCGGCATGGCAGCGGGAAAACAGCGAGATGTGAACGCTACTGCTAGTGGGGCTATGGCTGGGGCGTCTATTGGAACCGCTATCCTTCCTGGTATTGGAACAGCTATCGGAGCCGGTGTGGGAGCTTTAGCTGGATATGCTGGATCTAAGTTTGGATCAAGCAAAAACAAAGCACAGTTTATGCGAGATAATATCCGCAAGTCTTTACAAGAAGGCGGAGTATTAGACGACAAGTTTCAAGGCACTCTGGCTGATGGCAGCAAAGTTGATATGGGGCAAGATGGTTCTACGTTAAAGTGGAAAAACATTAATAAGATTGCATCTGCTCAACCTAAAGCATGGAACGCCGCAGTTCCAGCCGCAGACGCATTAGCCGCTGCATACGGATTTGTAGGACAAAAAGCTAGCGATATTGCAGCGTGGTATGCCAAGGGAGCTGTTAGCAATGCCAAGGACGATCCAAACGTAGCGTTATCTAACATGCAGCATTTTGCTAAACAGCAAAGTATTTCAATGGATCTAGTAAAGTCTAAACTAGATGAAGCATTAAAAGATGAGCGTATAAATCAAGATAAATATAACTACTACATGAGCGGAGCGCAGCAGCTTTTAGGTGGTGCCGGAGCGGCTACTGCACCAGTTGTGCAAAGAGCTGAAAAAGGCAAAGTAGTTAGACAATCGCCAGGAATGTATCGAGATGACAAGGGAAAACTAGTAGCTGGTAACAGTATGAAAACAGCGCTAGCTAATGCTTACAATAAAACCAAGGAGAAGAAATAATGGCAGAGCGTGGCAAAAAACTAAGTGGAGCATTACGCAGAGACCCTAAAAATAAACCCACAGAAAGGCTATCCCCTGGCGTATATCGTGGTGCTGGTGGTGGACTTGTAACTCAAGGTGGAAAGCCAATACAGCGCCAACCTCAAGCGCCTGCTATGCAACCACAGCGCCCAATGCCTACTTCTTTAGTAGGAGAATCTAATTTTACTCCAGAACAATTAAGAGACTTTGCTAATCGATTTGGCAACGGAGCTGGAGCACGAATAGGCGAAATAGCAGGAAATATTGCAGCAGATCAGCAAATAGATCCTGGCTATTTCAATCCTGAATTGCAACAGGTGACAAACAGAGTGCAGAACATTCTAGCAAATCAGCAGCCACAATCGGGCTATATGCCAAATACTCAAGGTACAACACCTCCAGGGTGGAATAA